GCATGCAACTCGTCTACGCATCCGAAGTGGATGTTTAAGCCGTCGAGGGTCGAACCCTCGGCCGAGAGCGCCTCAAACTTTGAGCCCGATGCGAGCACATGCATGTTGTGCGCACCCACCTCAACTGAGAAGCGACGCCGAAATCCTGGGCTGCGCCTGGCCATAGTCTGCGCGTCGCCAAAGACGATCCTCGCCTGATCGCGGGTCGTCGCCAGGGAATACACCTCGGCACCTCCCTCACGGTCGGCAGCCAACATGTACAGAGCCACCGCCGACGACAAGGTCGACTTGGCGTTACCCCGCGGCACTTCAATGTAAGAGCGCCGGAACCGGCGTGTGCCATTAGGTTTAACCCAGCCGAAGACCGTTGTCAGGATGAAGGCCTGCCAAGGCTCTAGTTGAATTGGCTCGCCAGCCAGCGGCCCCTTTACATGGGGCAGTCGCTCAATGAACGCGCACAGGTTGTCGGCTGGCTGGAAGCTCCTGCCGTCCTTGTCCGTGAGCTTGGGGTTGAACAGGTAGGGGCTCGCCTTGCCTTTGAACTTGGCGAGGTCATCCAGTTGTCGCTGGCAGGCAAGCTGCACCCAGCGGCAAGCCAGGATCTCCCCAGCCACCACCTGCTCAGCGTAACGACTCGCCAACTCTGAATACGAACCTTTTTCGGACAAATGGATACTCGGAAGGTGGGCGGCCGCTGGCCGATTAAATCGGGTTCACGCTTAAAGCTGCACTACCATTTAGTAGTAACGAGCAAATGGGGAACAACATGGACAAAGGCTTTTCATCCGACACAGTCGATCTGGCCGAGGCTTGCAAGGTGCTCGCGAAAAGCCGCTCGGTCCAGGCGCTTCTGAAAGAGGAGGTCGGCAGCGCAAATTACCGCGAAGCACTTCAGCTGATGAAGTCTGGAAATCTCAATGGCGACCTCGGCAGATCAGTCAATGATTTGCTTGCAAACATGATCGATAGTGATGCGACCACGGTATGGTCTGGATTCATTTATCAAGACCACGAGAAATGGACTGTCCGTGTCAATGAGTACCACGGCGTCTTCTGGGTCTGGGCAGTTGAATCTGATCCTGTCGGCTACTTCTTAGACGAGGCCTCTGCGATTTCTTTCGCCCGCACGAATTGGGACAACGTCTACGAAGATGGTGAGGAACCTGAGGACGATGAGTCCGAAGGGGACGGTGAGATTCGCTGCCCCTTCTGTGACACGACGGACAACTGCGACCACCTGCTTCTAGTGGTTGATCAAACTTTCCGTCATGCCGAGGGTGGGGTGCTCTACGAAGCGTTCAACGCGAAGTGGTCGAAAATCGTTGAAGACGCGGAAGATCCAGATTTCGACGAACGCGAACCATTCGAAGAACTACTTCAGGAAGTCGACACACTCGCCGATTCCGAATTAGCAGCATCGCCAGATAGCGCCCCTGGCATGTCAACGACCTACAGCTATTACTACTGCAGCTCCAAGAAAAAGACACAGGCTGCCTTGAAGAAATTCACATCTGACTGAGGTTCGTTCAGAGGATGCTAGTTTTATCCTGCAATGTCCGCCCAAGGATCGAAATTGTCTTCGGCCGACTCAATTGGCAAGGCTACCCTCGAGCGTGAAGCTGGTGTGAAGCCCATCTCTGTAGCCGCCTTGGTCATGATCTGGGCCTGCTTGTTGGCAATGGCCAGGTATGGCGACTGCATCGGCACCCCAGTGTTGGGGGCTTTGACCAACAACCCTGTCTTGGCAATCCCTGCCTGAGCCTTGCGGTAGAGATCCGCGGCGCAGGCCCAAATCTCCAGCACCGACATGTCCAACCGCTTGAGCAGATGGGGCGGCGCGCATTCCAGTGCGTAGCGCCAGGCTGCTTTGGCCCCCTCGGGCATGTAATCCGGCGGATCGACCAGGTCTCCTTGCGGCTTGGGTTCCCGCAGGTTCGTGCGGCACTTCTGGAGCGTTCCTTTGATCTGCTTGACCTTGGTCGGCAGCGGCTTACGACCGGCCATGAATGTCCTCATCCGGGGGGATCCCCCCCCTGTTTCAATTTGCACGCGGAAAAATTTGGGCAGGCGAGCGCATCTGCGCCGCCCAACCGTAGAGATTCGACCCCCCTAGGGGGGTCTAGCACCTGCCAGCAGTCTCTCTGGCCGTCTTGCGGTTGTGGCAAGAGACGCAGAGAGGCTGCAGGTTGGCCCTATCAAAGCGGGCACCGCCGTCCTTGAGCGGCACCACGTGATCCACCACCCCGGCCGCAACCAGGCGATCCTTGGCTTTACAGACCACGCAAAGGGGGCTCTCGCGCAGCACTGCCGCCCTCAGCACCCGCCAGTCCTTGGACTGGTAGAAGCCCACCTCGGCATCGAAGCTACGCCTGGCCCGCCCGTAGTCCTGGTGCACGCTGGCTCGGTGTTGGGGACAAAAGCCCGGGCTTGCAAGTACCGCCCCGCATCCCGGGTGTCGGCACGGTGTAGGGGCACTTCGGGGCATGTCGGGGTGGTGATCAAGAAATAAGCGACAGAAGCTCTGGAATGACTTGGCTTCCTCGGGAAGAAGAGCGTTCATACGAACGTCATCAACACACGCAAGGAGCAAACATGTCCACAAAACTCACCCCAACCCAGCACGCCATCCTCTCCCATGCCCTGGCTCAGACGCAGGGCAAGGTGCTCTGGTTTCCCGAGACCCTCAAGGGCGGCGCTAAGGCCAAAGCCATCGAAAGCCTGGTCAGCCACGGACTGATCTCACAAAAGAAGCGCGAGACCGTGGTCACCAAGGCCGGCTACGAGGCATTGGGCCTCAAGCCTCCAGTCGTCGAACCGCGGCCAGTCCGAACCCGTGAGACCAGCAAGCAGGCAACTGTAATCAACATGCTCAAGCGGGCCGAGGGCGCCACCATTGAGCAAATCTGCCAGGCCACCGGCTGGCAACCGCACACCGTCCGCGGGGCAATGGCCGGAGCGCTCAAAAAGAAATTGGGGCTGGACATCCAGTCCACCAAAGAGTCCGACGGAGACCGGGTCTACCGCATCGCAAGCGGACAGGAGACTCCAGCATGCTAAGCATGACCATCACCATCGAACGAACCCCACTGACCCTCAAAGTCGATGGGCGCGAGGTTCAGGTTGAAAAGCTCGGTATCAGACTGCCTTTTGGCCGCAAGCCAACAGATCTGACGGACATCGCCGCCACCGGAGATGACGCGGTCTACATCACCGAGTCCCGGGAACTCTCGCCTGAGGAGTTCGACGCTTTTGCAAAGCACCTCTACAAATCACGCGACTGGCTTGAGGGTAAAGGCGGCTACTGGGATGACGGTCGCCTCTGCGTGGAAGTCCGCGCACCCGGGAGACCGTACCTTTATGTGGACCCCTCAGGCAGCGACTACGGCCGCTACGTCGCAAGGCTCGGCTGAACCCTCTGCAGGTTCTCCCATTCGGGTTGCTTTGCGACCCGTGAACTCCTCCCAGCGCTTGACGATCACGTCCACGTATTTAGGGTCGAGTTCGATGAGCCGGGCCCTGCGTCCAGACTTCTCGCAAGCAATCAACGTTGAGCCTGACCCACCAAAGGGATCAAGCACCAGGTCCCGGGTCTTGCTGCTGTTGCGGATCGCCCGCTCGACCAACTCCACCGGTTTCATGGTGGGGTGCAGATCGTTCTTCGCTGGCTTCTTGATGTTCCAGACATCACCCTGATCGCGTGCGCCGCACCAGTAGTGGTCAGCGCCGTCCTTCCATCCGTAAAGAATAGGTTCGTACTGCCGCTGATAGTCGGCCCGTCCGAGTGTGAAGGTGTTTTTGGCCCAGATGATGAAGGTGGACCACTTACCACCGGCAGCCCTGAAGGCGGCTTGGAGGGTATCCAACTCGCTGGAGGACATGGCGATATAGACCGCGCCCTTGGTACGGGTCAGGATGTTGTCGCAGGCATCGAACAAGAAGCTTCCGAACCCTTCGCCCAGGTTGTCGTTCATGATAGGGCGATTCTTGCCACGCATCTTGTCCTTGGCAGTGTTCGCAT